AGGAGAATAAAAGTCATGGCAAAATTGGTCCTCAAAGATGCGAACATCGTGTTCAACGGAACCGACATCTCGGCAAACGTGGCGAGCGTGTCGCTGTCGACCACTGCCGCAGAAGTTGCAACCACCGCCTTCGGATCGTCAGCAGTCACCCGAGTATCGGGTCTCATTGACAACTCGGTGACGTTCAGCATCCACAACGACTACAACGCCATCGACGGAATCTTCTTCCCGTTGGTCGGCTCAACCGCAGTCAACTGCGTCATCAAGCCAAACGGCACCGCAGCAGCTTCATCGGCTAACCCGTCCTACACCTTCTCGGTGCTCGTCACGGAATGGACTCCAGTGAACGGTGCAGTCGGCGAACTTGCCACTGCTGATGTCACCTTCCCAATCTCCGGTGCAATCGCCAAGAGCGTCGGCGCCTAAACATAACCACTTCACCCTGCGGAGGTAGAAAATGAAAATTGCGCTCATCGTCAAGACGGCGACTGAACAACGCAAAGCGTTGTGCGAATTTGCTGACTTCGTCAAGTACGAGGAAGTTCACAACGTCTCAATGGCCAACATTGAAACGAACCTGAAGACTCGTGACCTGGCGTGGTTCGCATGGCATTCAGAGAAACGGCGCAAGGTCACCACACTCAACTTTGAGGATTGGTGCGCCACCGTTGAAGGCATTGACATTGACACGGGTGAGGAACCGCTCGGCCCTTTGGAGAGCAGTCAGCCCACTGGTTGATCGCCTATTTGGCGGTTGAGACGGGGATTCCTCCGTCAGTGTTGCTGACTGAATCACCTCGAATGTTGTTCACGATGTCTGCGTATCTGCGTTGGAAGGCAGTCAAGATGAACCCGACAGCGTACAATCGGTGACATGGCAACCTCATCAGGGAAATACACGCTGGGTCGTGGTGAGGAAGTTGCGTTCGTTGCACCGGGGTTGTTGCAGTTTTTGCGTGAGGCATCGCAGGCTTCTCCCAAGTTCAATCTAGAGATGCGAAAAGCTGCGATGGTTGTTGCCAACTATGTTGTGGATGCAGCCAAGTCAAATGCTGCTGGGCAACCTCCGCATGGCAAACAGCGTGAAGGTTCTTCAGGTAGGTCTCAGGCTCAAGTTGTGGTGAATGGGTTGCGTGCTCGACATGATCGCATCCCGACTATCAAGTTGGATTCCAAGCGTGGCTACCCATCAAAGAGCCGCACCAACAAACAGAGAACTGCAGGTATTCAGGGTCCATTTTTGGGCAAGAAGATTCCTAAACCTGGGACAGTAACAATGGGACAAGTGTTCTTTGGTGCCGAGTTCGGTGGTCGTCGCCGGAAGACGACCCAGCAGTTCTTGCGTCATCGTGGCCGTCAAGGCTATTTCTTCTGGCAGGCTGTTCGGGACAACAAAGAGAAGATTGCTGCTGAGTATATTTCGGCTATTGACCTCGTATTGAAGAAGCTTGCGGCTGGGGCATCCTGACGCTACGCTGACCTATAAGGAGCCCGCCATGTTCCAATTTGAGACAGCCGATACTGACTCCGTTCGTGCCGTCAGGTTCGACTTCGTCAAGGCTGTAGTACCTAAACTGCTCGCTGGGTCATGGGCTCAACTTCAAGCCCAACTGTGTATCCGTAAGGAAACGAAACGCAAAGACCAGCGTGCGTTGTGGTCACCAGTCATCTATGCACCAGGCACAACTCGTGCCAACTACAACGTGGATGCCGTGACCTGTCTCGTGGTGGACATGGACAACGAATCGTTTGACCATGCACGTTTGGATGGCTTGGAGTGGATGGCATACACCACTTGGTCAAACCGTCCCGATGAGGAGCATTGGCATCTTGTGTTGCCGTTGAAGCAGCCTGTGCCTGCGCATCGTTGGTCGGAGGTGTGGACTCGTCTGCATGAACGCATCAACATTGTCGGCGACCCTGCCACCAAGGACCCTGCTCGTATCTTCTATCTTCCTCAGTACCCGGTTGGGAAGTTGGAATGGTCGCATCGTCGTTTTGGTCGTGGCGAGTTCTTGGATGCTGAGTTGGATGAGCTGTTTGTTCCGACGCCACGAGACATGATTCGGATGCCAAGGAGTGTGGTGTCTCGGAAACCGTCGAAGAAGTATTGGAAGGATGAGGCGTGGTGGAATGAGCCGCAGGATTTGAGTCGGTTTGCTGGTATGACTCAGCAGCAGATTGCTGTTGCGTTGCGTGGCGAGTTGGCTGAACTGCGAAAGTCTTTGTCTTTGGACTGAGTAGAATCGGCTGTCATGGCCGTTGTCAGAGATTTCATTGTCAAGCTTCTGGCTGATCCGAAGCAGATTGTTTCGGCCTTCAACAAGATTCAGGGGCAGGCGAATCAGACGTTTGGCTCTAAGGGTTTGGGTGGCAAGTTATCGGCGTTGATGCCGTCATTCAAGACCATCAGTATTGCGGGTACTGCGGCGTTTGGTGCTGTGACTGCTGCGGCAGGGTTCGCCATCAAGGCTGCTGCGGAGGATGCTGAGTCGCAGGCGAAACTGGCTCAGACGTTGAAGACGACGTTTGGTGAGTCGGAGTTGTTGCGTGAGGAAACTGAACGGCTCATCACTCAGTTCTCGAAGTCGGCTGCGGTTGCGGATGACCAGTTGCGTCCGGCGTTTGGGAATCTTATTCGTTCTACTGGGGACTTTACTCAGTCGCAGAAGTTGTTGCAGATTGCGTTGGATATTTCAGCCGGTACGGGTCGTGACCTGGAGTCGGTCACGATTGCGCTATCTCGTGCGAGCCAAGGCCAGTTCACGGCGTTGACTCGACTTGGTGTTCCGTTGGATCAGAACGCTGTCAAAACGAAGAACTTTGACAAGGTTGTCGGCGAGTTGGCTGACACGTTCAAGGGTCAGGCTGAGGTTCAGGCGAACTCGGCGGCTGGCCGATTCCGAGCGTTCGGTATTGCTGTTGATGAGTTGAAAGAACAGTTCGGAACCATCCTGCTTCCAGTCGTCACACAGGTCGTTGAGTTCCTGACGGATCGTCTGATACCTGCGGTGTCGTTGGCAATCGACCAATTCCGAAGCCAGGGCGTTCGGGCTTCTTTGGCGTACTTTGTGGCTGCGTTTGGTGACGCAGGTAAAGCCGTACTGACTCAAATCCAATCCATCGGCAACGCCATATTTGGGTTCCTCGGTGGAATAGTCGATGCGTTGGCTCCACTGTTTGTGCTGATTGACGGATTCCGATCAGTTCTTGCATTGGGCAAACCAATCGTCACAACCGAGGAAATGATACGAAGAGCCCAAGCTGGCTTGAATGCTGAATTCGCCAAGTTTGGTGAACAGGTGGACTACGCAGCAAAGAAACTTGACATCATGGCGCAAGGTCCGTTGGACAACGTTGAGCGTCGTTTGCAGGCCAACAAAGATGCAGCCATCCGAGCCAAGGGTTCAATCACCGACTTCGGTGATGAGACTGATTCAGCCGGGAAGAAGGCTGCTGGTGCCGCCAAGAAAATCAAGACGGCTGAGGAGAAGTTGAAGGAATATAGTTCGGCTGCGAAGTCGGCGAAGTCCGCTTCGGATGCGTATGGTCGCAGCCAGCAGAGTGTTGCCAAGGCTCAACAGTCGGTGTTCCAGGCGAATCAGGATTTGGCGAAAGCTCAGGAGGAGTTGGCTGCTGCTCAGATGGGTGGCGACCCGGCAACGATTGAGGCTGCTCAACGTCGTTTGGCTGCTGCTGAGCGTGGGGTGGCCCGCTCAAAGTTTGGTGTTGAGGAGTCGTTGATTGCGGTTCGTGATGCTGAGCGTCGTTTGGCTGAGGTTCGTGCCGATTCAGAATCAACACCCGACCAGATTCGTCAGGCTGAGATTGCGTTGGCTGAGGCTCAGTTCTCGGTGGCTGACGCTCAGGACAGTGTCATTCAAGAGACGTTGGACTTGAATGAGGCTCGTCGCCAGTTGCGAATCAGTACGGATGGGTTGCGTGCTGGTGATGAGGAGTTGTTGCCGTTCTTGGATGCGGTGCGTTCTGCGCAGGAGAATCAGCAGGAAGCTGTTGAGAATTTGACTGAGGCGATTGACGATCAGCGTGAGGCGTTGCAGAAGTATCAGGAGGCGTTGGCTGCGTTGGCTCAGGTGTCGTCGGCGTTTCCGAAGATTTCGGCTCAGAATCCTGTGACTGGTTTGATTCCGCAGGTGCCTGCTGCTGGTGCCGGGTCAACGTTGCCTGGTTCTGCTATGTCTCCGCAGCAGACGTTGAATGTGATTGTGCAGTCGGGTGTGCTGAATGGTGCTCAGGTTGGTGAGGAGATATATCAGTATTTGCGGGACTATGAACGAGTCAACGGCCCTCTGAATTTCATGGTGTAGCCGATGGCAAAGACGGCGATTTGGGGTCAAACATACAAGGTGTTGATGGACACCGGGTTGTTGCAAGATGCGTTCACCCTGGACTCATCCACACTCAACGGCCCTGACGTATTGGACGGTTCAACCGATTTCGCTGACGTCACCGAATATGTCACCAGCGTTTCCATCCGTCGAGGTCGAGCCAGCCAACTTGACACGATGGGCGTTGGACAAGCCACCATCGTCCTTGACGACAAAGCATCAGGCAGATCATTTGACCCGGCAAACACCGCATCCCCCTACGTTCAAGACGGCTACGGCATCGCCCCACGACGCTTCGTCCAAATCTATGCAGGCACAGCCGGACAAGAACCCCTCTTCGTCGGACGAGTCAACGACCTCGACATTGACTACCAGCAACCAGACAACAGCTTCGCCATCATCACCTGCGTCGACGACCTCTCCGCCCTAGGCCGCACCAACCTCACCGCCTTCAACCCATCCAGCCAACTCACCTCCGCCCGAGTCACCGCCATCCTGGACCGCCCAGAAGTGGCCTACTCGACTGCCACTAGGAGCATCGGTACCGGTGTGGCCACCGTTGGCACCGTCGCATATGAAGCCAACGACAACGTCAAATCAGCCATTGACGCAGTGATGCTCGCAGAAGACGGACGGTTCTTCGTAGATCGTGGCGGCACAGCAGTCTTCCAACCTCGCATCACCTACTCCTTCGACACCGCAGGAATCCAATTCTCCGACACCCCAGCCGGAACCGTCATCCCCTACCAAGAACTCTCCGTCGGCTACGGCGCAGAAACCCTCTACAACCGAATCCAAGTCGGCGTCCAAGGCTTCGCCGTCTCCACCGCAGTCGACACCACCAGCACCACCGAATTCGGCGTCAACACACTCAGCCTCTCCGACGTTCCACTCAACACCCAAGCAGCAGGCGACACCCTCGCCGTCAACCTCCTCGCCAAATACAAAGACCCCGTCGTCCGCTTCAACGAAATGAGCATCCTCGTCAACGGACTCAGCGCCAGCAACGGCCAAGCCGTCTCCATCCTCGACATCGGCGACCTCGTAGAAATCAGCAAAACCTACCAACAAGGCGCACCAGGCACCGTCACCAAAACGATGTACATCGAGAACCTGAGTCATGACATCACACCAGGATTCCACCGCATCCGACTCGGCCTCGGTCAAGCCCAACTCATCACCCAATTCATCCTTGACACGAGCGAACTTGACGACACAACTGTTGGGCTAGGATAGGCACCCGTATGGCCAAACAAACCTTCACCTCTGGACAGGTGCTCACAGCATCGCAGATGTCCACACTTCAGGCGAACGACTACAACATGTCGGTCACCACAGGTACAGCGTCCTACACCCTTCAAGCATCCGACAAGGGAACTCGTCGTGTGCAAAACATGGGATCTGCTGGAACGGTAACAATTCCAAACTCTACGTTCGATGCTGGTGACGCTCTGTGGTTGCATTCAATCGGATCTGGTGTGCAAACGATTGCTGCTGGAGCTGGTCTTACACTCAATTCTTCTGCCGGTACGGCACCGACATTGGCGCAATGGGAGGGCGGGGTCGTTTATTTCACCAGTGCGTCAGCAGCAATCTTTTTTCGTGGTGGCTCAAAGTCAACT